GATACAGGTGTTCCAGAAACTTTTTTAGAAGATTCAATTTCCTCTTCATTAGAACTTTTTACAGATTCTAATTCTGTTAGCTCGGTAATACTATCGCCGAGATCAGCTAGTTCCTGATTTCTTCGCTTAATTTCCTCTTTTTGATCAGAGTCTAATTCAGACATATCTTTTACAGAATCAAATATATCTGCTAATTCTTCTGATTTAGCAGCTTTCTCATTTCTGAGTTCTTTTAATGTTGCCATTAATTTCTCCTTATTGATTCTTCATGAAGTTCTTTTGAACTTCTATAAAAAGCTCATTATCTTTAACAGGATCGTAACCATAACCTACAAGAACATCATCTAATCTATTATGAATAGTTGTTATTGCCTGTAGATATTTGCTTACCATCTCTGTAGATTTTGAGCTAAGTGTCTTTTTTTCAGAATTTCTTAGAAGAGCAAGATCTTCTATTCTTTCTGTAAATGCTTTAATCTCCTCCAGAGAAGATAAAGCCTGTTCTCCAAGTCTCTTACCCTGTTGGGAAGATTCATTGATACCTGTATCAACTTTTTCACTTGAAACCTCTAAATCTTTTTCTTTTACGCAATCTCCATCTTTACCATAATTGCATTTTTTATATTTTTCATCATCAGTTATTTCTTCATCATCTTTTGTTTCTTCTTCTTCAAAACTTTCTAAACCAGATTTAAGAGCTTGTACAAAACTATTTTGCTGTGCGCCTACAAGTACAGGAGAAACTTCCCATACTGTTACATCATTTAAGACTCTTACATCTACTTCCTCGCCTTTACTATCAATATGTGTACCTTTTTCAGAATCCATTACTTGAAAACCATAACTAAACTGCTGCATATCTTGCATTGCTTTTACAGTTTCATAGGCTTCTTTTCCTGCTTCGGTGTTTAAGAAATATCCTTTAAATACAGCTTTTTGATTATCTGATTCAATAATTCCTCTGCCGATCACTTTACTCCAATCATGATTCCAAACTAAAGGTATTTTATTACCTGTATATCCTGATCGTAAAGCACCTGCTTTTGTAACGTCATTATCTGAATCTATTACATCAAATAATGAAAAAACTGCTTCTAAATATCTAACATCTCCCTCTTCTTTAAGCTCAATGGGAGCATTCTTATAAACCAATTCTTGTGGTCTTTTTACTTCTTCACTCATCTATTACCTCTATATATGCTTCTGTACATCTACAATTAACTACTAAACTTGCCGGAGCTTTTGGATCTGCCGGAAAGTCTAACTTGATTCCATTATACAGATAAAAGCTATCAGCAGGAACTCTTTGATTGTCTAAAATGAAATGTGCTTCTCTAACTCTGTCATCTCTTTGTGAAACCCATTCTTTTTCTAATACTTTACCTGTTGATTTAGCTGCTCTTTGTTGAGACCAAGAACTAGCTTTAGCAACTTCTGTTCTTGCTATTGCTTTTGATCTACTTAAAGATTGCCCACCTAAAACTGTATTAATGTTTTTTGATAAATCTTTAAAAAACTTATCTCCCTCTGGTGTTCCTGCTACAGGATTCACTATTCCAAGTTTTTCAAACTGTATTAAAGAATCTGAAACAATCTTACTAACTCTTTTCTTTGTTGTATCGTTAAGTTCTTTCATAACTCTTTTAGCATTTTCTTGTAAGAAACTTGCTGCCTGACCATCTTGAAATACTGATCCAACCGCAGGAGGTACTTCTCTTTGTCCTCTATAGAAACCATTATCAACTATCTTCTTTAATGTTCTACCTTGTGGCAATAACGCTGCTAAATCATCAAAAACTGTTCTGATCGCCTCTTCTTCTGTAATAGATACATCAAGATCAGCAGGTGTTGCTGCTTTAAATGCTTCATTCTTAGGAAAAAGATTGTCATAAGTTCTAACTGAGAAATCATCAGCTAATGAATAAAATAATGGCAATAGTTCTTTTTCAAACTTTGTATCTTCTATGACAATATCAATGTTTGTTTGGATCGTATCAACAGTAGAGCTACCTGATGCTGCTTTAGCTAAAGCTCTTCTTTGTCTATTTAGCTCTTTTGCATATACTGTTTGAAAAACAGAATCCCATCTAGTTCTTAAATCATCTATTGCTTTCCAATATGCTGCTTTTTCATCTTCTGTTCTATATTGTTTAACTTTTGGTAATCCAATATGTTTAGTTGTAGGATCTTCCCATCCATATAATTCCATAGTTGGAGTTTCAACAAGTTCTGTTTCTATAGCTTTTTCTTCCTGTTCTTCTTGTTCCTCAATAACTTCTTCTTCTTCTTCTTCTTTTGGCTCTACCCATGATGTATGTACTCTTTCTCCATCAGCTGTATATACAAAAGCCTCTCCGCCTTTTTCTTCTGATACTACAGATCCATACATTACAATTTCTTCTCCTGCAGCAGGTACTTCTACCTGCCCCATTTGTCTAATAAAAGAATCTCCACTTTCCATAGGAGCAAACTGAGTAGCTTGTCTAGCTTCATTAACTGTTAAGAAACCTGCATTGAATCCTTGTACAACTCTTTGCATTGCTGCATCTTCATCTTGTGATAAAGCTCTTACATCTGATAGATCAAAATCCATATAATAGTTTTCGCTTGATTCAAAATCAGAAAGTAATTGATTTGTAAAATCATTGGCTATAGATCTCCACATAGGTATAAGTTTTTGTTCTGTAAAGAATTCCCTTAGCTCTCTTACGTTACTGTAAGTTGCTGATTCTAATCCTGCACCTAGACCGGCTAATATTGCAGGAACTCCTAATACAGCTGAGATTCTTTCTTCATTAACGTTTCTTAATTGACCAATCTCTAAATCTTTAGGAGAAAAAGAAAGAGTTTTAATATCAACTTCTCCACCAGATATAACTAATGGTCTCCCTCTATTCTCGCCACCAAATCTTCTTCCAAATGTATCTGCTATTGATTCTGCCTCTTCTCCGGTCATTGATAATTCATTCTTTGGGCTAATCACAACAGATGGTACACCTGTATTTTTAACTAAAGCAGCTGCCATTTGTGAAGCTGCTGCATCTCCAAGTATCTCTACCATTACTGCACGTAATGGAGATAATCCTCTTCTATGATCTCTAGGATCTATTCTTTCTCTAAGATGGATCATATCCTCACGATCAATATGTAAATATTGTCCTTTTTGCTTATAAATATAATGTGTTATTAATTCTTCTTTGTTTCCTTTAACTTCAACCATTTCAGGAACTAATGGATAAAGTTGTAATACTTCTCCTCCATCTGATCGTAATTTAAGAATAAAAGCATCTCCTGAAACTGATACAGCTGATGTAATGTATTGAGATAGTAATGAGCTAGAAAGATATGGGCTAGGATTTGCATATAACTTTGAAGCAGGATGCTCTAAAATTAATTCTTTACCCTCTTGTGTTCTTAAATAAACACATAATGGAGGCTCAGAAAAAGCAGTACCTAAAACATTTAAACAAGCTAAAGCTGCTGAGTTTCCCTCTGGAGACATTTCATCTGCACCAGAAAAGAATCCTGTATCTGTATTAAATGGATAAACAATTTGGGATGTAGGAAAAGATCCAAAATCTTTTTTTTCTACTGTTTCTTGCGGTCTAAAGAAACCTCTAATATTATCTGCTATACCCAATTAGGTTACACTCCATTTTGTCTTTCTAACTATACCAAATCTAGCTGCATAGGCTAAAGCATCCACCTGATCATCATGAGATCCGGAAGATGGAAAGCTAGTTAGTTCTCTTTCAAATTCTAATAACCATTTAGCATTTTTCAAAAAGTAGATCGTACCATTTTCAATTCCTGCTGCTGCCGGTACTGCTCTAGCTGTTTTGCTTTTATCTGCTTTTAAATTCCTTATTGGCAATCCCTGCCTCCTAGCCATTTGAATTATACCTAGACCGAAACTTGAATCCTCAACACCTAGCCAAGCCATATTCCAATTAGATATCATTGACTCAATCTTAGGTAGTAACTCAGGTGCTTCTAATCTAGCTCTAAAAACATCTAACACTAACAATTTACCATCATTAGTTGATCCAACTGTCATTATTACTGAATAATCAGCAGTTTCCTTAATACTTAAAGCTGTATCCATAGTTCCAAAGATTGATAACTCTGATTGTTTATATATCTGATCCCCAATAACATATTCTGGATCTTCTCCATCAATAACTTCAAAATACTTAAACCATTCTCTTTTGAACATATGTCCTACTTCTGTAAATTCAGCTAAGAATTCCTGAGCATAAACTAATGATCCAAGCTCTTCTTTTGCTTGATTTAATTCATCTTTATTAACTCTAGGAGAATTCTCAGTAGGATAATGGAAAGTAGCCCAATCTTTTCTTTTTTTTGCATTCTCAAACAGTTCATAAAACCAATTCAATCCATTAGGTGTACTTATAAACAATCCTTTTCCTAAGCTATCAGATAATATTGGTCTAACTGTATCCCACGTTTCTTTTTCCATATAAGCAACTTCATCAAAGATTATTAGTGAAATACCACCTGCACCTCTTAAAGATTCAGGTTTATTTGCTGATTTTATCTGTATGGATCCACCATTCTTTAAAACTATTCTTTTTTCTACTTCTCTGATCTCTGCGTAATCTTCTGGGAGTTGTCTTACTAAAGATTTAATATTAAGCCATGCCTCTAATGCTTGTGGATAAACAGGAAAGATAACCCATACTTTTAAACTTTTTAAAGCCTGATCTAGTGCTGCAACAAGTGAAAGAGTTGATTTACCCCATCTTCTTCCACATACAGCAATAACAAATCTATTTTCTTCTAATGCCTTAATTACCTCTATTTGTCCAGAATGTAGATCAGGAGGAGAAGCATCAATAGTCGTTATTGCCATCTTGCTCCCAATCCCACTTAAATCTAATTTGTGGATATTCAACATTAGTAACCTGTACTTGTGGAGATCCAATTCCATAGATTTGAGCTAACATCTTGTAGCAAATATCTAATATTCCCTTTAATTCAGTAGGATTCATAGAAGCTAGATCTCTTTCATTTATTTCCCCTATAATTTTAAATACAAGAGGTTTTATAACATCTGCTAAATCTCTAGCTGTTTCTCCAACTTGTGCTAAAACAGTAGATATTAATTGCTCATTTAGCATCTTATTTATGGCTTCAACTCTATCAACCCATTGATTTTTACTAGAAATCTGCTTTATTCTGCGTTCTGTAAGAGTGAAATTTTTGGAAACTTTTTTAAGTGTTCTGGAAGCCCCTAAAGACAAATAATACTGAAACCTCTTAAAATCAACATTAGTTTCTCCTACCTGTTGTTGATGAGGAAAAGCTAAAGACATATCATCTATGTAATCCATTACTCAAATATCTCTATATCTTCTTTTGCTAAACTTTTTAAGAGTTCAAATATCTTTTTAATAAATAAACCAAATAAAAATCCTATTATGTAATCCATAACTATTAACTTTAACTGTTTTTTAATGATTATTTAAGTTTTTGTATAATTATTGCAATGTAATTCACAACCGCAGCATATATATTGACATTTGCACATTATTTTCTAAAGCCAATCGTTAATAACCATATAGCCAAAGTTATTACTGTTGCAATAGCTGTAATAGATTGAGCAGATCCAGAAAGCGTTAAAGTTGCAATAATTAAACCTACTAATGTCCAACTAAGGTTTAAAGTTTCCCTAATTGCTTCAATTAACCAATTCCAAAGTTTTTTTATCATCCTAATTTCCTAGTAAATACCATAGAAGCTAGAGATGCAATTCTTGTAAGTATTACAGGAACTACTACCTCCTGAGCTTTTTCTTTCTGAGTTTCGCTTAAATCCGATCCTATTTCAGAAAAGCTAAAATCTTCTAGCTGTATGTCATCAATAATACTACCTATAGGATCCTCAACAAAATTTTCATAATTTATCTCAACAATTACATCCGCAATGTTATATTCCATCAAAGAATCATCTGCATTCTCTACAGCTCTTTCAACAAACTCTGATACTGCTTGTTGAACATCCTCATCTTCTTTAGCAGCTTCGGCTATTTTTTGTACATCCTCAGTTTCTTCAAGACCTAAAACCTCTTGTACAACTTCTATTTGTTCTTCTGTTAAGACTTCTTCTTCTTGTTGGATGATTTCAATAGACTCTTCAACCACTTCTGCCACGATTGCAACTGTTTCTTCACTAACTTCATCCAAGTTTGTAATACCAACATCATTGATTTCTTCAACGATTGCAATGACTTCATCTGTATCCAATTCTTCCACATATTCTTCTATTGCCTCCTCTAATTCTTCTTCATATTCTAGTATTTCTTCTTCAGAAAGCTCATCTTTATCAATTTCAATAGGAAGATCTATTATTTCTTCAATAACCTCTTCTAGCTCTTCAACTTCTTGTACTATTTCCTCTTCGGTTAGTATTTCTTCATCTTCTGTATTGAAAACATCAAATACCTCAAATACAGTTTCTTCAACAAGTTCTTCATCTTCCAATATTTCAACTGTATCTTCAATAAATTCTTCTTTATCTTCAAATATAAGATCATCTTGTACCTTTTCTAAATCTTCTATTATTTCATCTTCTGTAGGAGGAAATAGATCATTAGCTATAAATATATCTATTAAGTTTATATCTTCTTCAATAATAATTTCTTCTTCAAAATCATTAAATTCTTCTTCTAAGTCGTCAATATATTCTTCTATATCAATAATTACTTCAACAAACTCTTCAAATTCCTCTTCTGTTAGATCTTCAACAAAAACAAATTCTTCTTCTAATATTTCAAGCTCTTTTGCTTCTAACTCCATTTGATATTCTATTTCTTCAATTTCTTCTTCTGTAAGCTCAATAATTTCAAAATCTTCTTCTATTTCTTCTTCTTCAACATCGTATAATTCAAGATCTCCTCTTTCAATTTGCTCATCAGTTAATGCCACCCCATACAATTCCTCATTTTTAGCTCTTTCTTGATCCCTTTCAATAGTTCCATCATTTTGCTCTTTTTCTGTGTAAGTAACTTCTTCATCTCCAACAATTATTGTTACATTTGTACGTGCTTCTCTTTCTGCTCGTTCTTCATCTGTTTCAGAATATCCGGTTTCTGCCATATTATCTTCAAT